TCCTTCGGCGACTTTCTTTCCGGCTTCGCCCCAAACCTCGGTTGCGACGCGGTTTGCATCAATGCGGCGCTGCATTGACGCCAGTTCGAGCCCCTCGGATTGAAGCTCGCGCGATGCGTCAATGTAATCCTTGACGACAAGCAAGGCGGCATGGTGCAATTCATCCATGCTTTTAGCAGCTTCGATGGCTTTTTTAGATTCTGTGTCTTGGCCCATAAACTCTGAAAGATAATTAGCGCGCTTAGACAAATCACCGCCGGCGTTTCCCTTGGTCGGATTTAGCTGCGGCTCAAGCGATTTGCCGGCATGTTCGATAGCGGCTTCAGCCTCTTCCACGGTGAGACGAAGGCGCGTTGCCTGATCGGTCCAAGCCTGAAAAAGGTTCGCCGAAACATTCGCTTTTTCTGAGCCCTCGACAACGTGCTGCAAGTGCTCAATCGACTTTTTCGACGTTTCGAAGAGTGCAAACGCCGCCGCCGCCGCGCCGATAACCGGGATGAATCGCGCAATCTGCGGGCCAAGCGCTGCAAAGACCTGTCCAACTCCGCCTTTGGATTGACCGAATATCTCGCCGATGCGCCCACCTTCCATTGCCAGCGCGCGCAAGGGATTTTGACCGCTCGCCAATTCATCGAACAACGCGCGCGAAACGTGCATAAGCTCCATTTGCTGCATTCGATTTAAACCAAGCTCGGCGCTGTGCTTATGAACGCTTTCCGTGAGCTGCTTGTAAGGGTCGCCGCCGGACGATTTCGACATAAACGCGGTCATCTGCTTAGCGGCCTGTCCGGCGCTTTTAAAGCTCGATTCCAGACGCTTAGCGCCTTGCTGGCCGCGATTCTCGATAGAACTCCAATTTTCATTTGCAGCGCGACTCGCGCGCTGAAATGACTTTTCGAAATTCGTTACGCGCGCCTCTAGTGAGACGACAAGTTGTTCTATTTCACCGGTCATATCAATGCCTTACCAAATTAGAATGCCGTCAGGGCGTTCGGTTTCATTCATATAAATTGATCGCTGATCGTCGCCGGACGCGGCTCTTGCGACCGCCATTGCACATGCGACAGCGCCGTCTATGCGGTCTTTCGACTTGCCCTTGTGAAAGGAGCGATTGAGCGCTTTATCGGTCTCGATTGCGACGTTATCGAAATTCCATCGCAAGACCGGATTGCCGCCGTGGCGGAATTTGCCGCCGATGATGGCGCGTTCAAGCTCGGCAATCGCCGGGGCCATCGTCACCCATCCTTGGCGCATTTCAACAGCCGGGAGCCCGTCTTCTAAGAGATTGTTGAGCATGTTGCGCGCGAGGTGCGGATCGAAGGCAATTTCGCGAACGTCGAAACGCCCGCATAGTTCGCGGATCGTTTCCTCGACGGCGCGAAAATCAACGACATTGCCGGGCGTCGGGATTATGAAGCCATCTTCCGCCCATGTCGGATAGCGAACGCCGTCATTATCCGCACGCCGGCGAAGATTGTCCGCTGGGCAGAAAAACCAGGGGCGCACGATATATCCGCCCTCGCCGTCACGCCACGCGGCGACTACCACGGTTAGATCGCAGTTGCTCGATAGATCGACGCCAAGCCAGCACGGCTCGCCCTCTAGCTCGTTAAGATCGACTTCGCCGCTACCCTGATCGTAAACATTCATATCGACGAACGGGTCCGCCGAATGATCAAGCCAGACGTTTAAATGGAGCTGCTTGAACGCCTCGCGATCAGCCGGGCGGTTCTCGGCTTCGCGGGCGAGCTGGCGAAGCCCTTCGATATCAGGGAAGCCGTCGCGTAAACCCGGATTAACTCGACGCCAGACGGCTTCGTCTTTCCAATCGGCGTCGCGATGCGTTTCGAGCAAAATTGGAAGCGTCGCCGGGTCGTCAATCTCGCCGCGCGCCACCTTGCGAGCATAATCGACGATATCGTGCGCGACGTTCTCATGCCCACGCCCGGCTGTCGTAATGACAACCAAGAGCGAGCCGGGAACCTTTACAAGCCCGGTTCGAATCACGTCCCAAAGGTCGCGCTTTTTCCATGCATGAAGCTCATCGGCGAGAACAAAGGTCGGCGTGCGACCATGCTGAGTGCCGGCGTCACAAGAGATTGCTTCCATTACGCAACCGCTTTTGGGATGCGTTATGCGGTTGCGGTAATCGAGAAACTGAAGCCGGTCGGCGATGCGCTTATCTTGCCGCACAATGCCGGCGGCTTCCTCAAAGGCGATGCGGGCCTGTTTCTGGTCCGCCGCCGACAAGATGACCTGTCCGCCGTCAACGCGCTCTGGTCCAATCGTATGCAACAGACTAAGCGCCGCGCCAAGGGAGGTTTTGCGATTGCCGCGTGGTAGCAGAATGATGGCGTTGCGAGTAATGCGCCGCCCGTCAGGACGGCATGGGCCATAAATGCGCCGCACGATGCGCTCTTGCCAGTCCGGAAGCTCGAAAGCCTTGCCGCGCGACCGGCTTTTTGGATGCTTCAGCACGCGCAAGAAATCGACGGCGCGCTGGCCATAGCCGTGCGGGTCGGCAATTTCCGAGCCGTCGAAGAGCCAAGCCGGGTAGGCCCGATCTTCAGATATCGAGCGCGTCGATTTCATCGTCTGGCCTATCGTCACGAATTACAGGGCGGGAGCGCGAAACAGGCGTCAATCCAAGCTCGGCTGCGAGTTGGCGAGCCGTCTGAGACGCTTTGTCTTGCATACGGAATAGCCGCGCATCGATTGCGCCGCCTTCCGCTTGAATGAGGCGTTCAATTTCACGAACGCGCCCAATCGAAACACAGTAGTTTTCGACGCTGCCCATATCGGCGTCAGTCACGACTTTGCGCTCGATTAAAAGGGGAATGATCCGCCTCCATTCGTTCTTCGCGTCTGCCGACAGCCAAGCTGGAACGCGCGGCGTGTAGCTGATCGCTGCTTTGTCCGTCCTCATAGTGGGCTTAACACCGCGAACCATCTCAAAGCCCCCTATGCCTAACTTTGATTTCCCAACCACGGCACCGGGGAATTTCAATTAAGCCAATAATATCAAAATCTTCGCAGTCGTATTGAAGACGCTCCGCAACAGTGAGCCCGTTAATCCAGCGCGTGCGAAAGGTGAAAATCGATTCGATGGAATCGACCGCGCCGCCTTCTTTAACGGTCTGAGACGTGACGGAACCGTGCGCCTCGACGACAAGCTCGGCTCGATAATCTCCAAAGTAAGTCCAAAGCTCCACAGGTGCGCCGTAAGCGTCGATTGTTTCCGAAACGCTTAGAATTGTAATTGAGCGGTCGAGTTTCCCCGCGCGAAAAGGCGTCATGATAGCGCTTCCCCAACTAAAACCTCGAAGGTGACGACGCCATGCGAGGTGACGCCATCGGGGTCGCGCATGAATCTTGCGTCATTGTATCGAAAATCGACCAAGCCGAGTGTAACAAGAGGATTATTGACAAGCGTCTTACGAATCTGCCATGCGATGTTTTTGATGCCGATAAGGCCGGGCTCGCGGTGCCAAACGTGAAGCGTCGGAAAGAGCCGGTAATAGTTACGCTCTAAGCTCATATCGTCGAGCGTCTCTTGACACTCGCCAAGCACGATCGATGGAAAAATTTCCGGGCGTTCATGGCGGTCGTAAATCTGCGCCGCCGGAACCAAGGCCGTGATATTCGTATCGGCGACCAGCGCCGCGCGCATTGCACTTTGGAGTATAAGACTTGGCGCTGTTAGCGGGGCGAATAGGGAAAGAGCGAGACCCATTTACTTCTCCCATCCCTCGCGAACCGCTTTCGTGATTGCCCGTTTGAGGCGCGTCTTGATGCGCTTTCTCGTCAGGCGATAAGCCGGCCAAAAAAAGGGCTTGGCGTGCGTCTTGGTAGTTCCGTATTCGACCAGGTGACTGTAACGAACTTTCTCGTCACCGACAGTCACCAGCACTTCGTTATCCTTCGCCTTGCGCGAGCCGCCGGGTTGCGAGTAAGCCGGCGTCGTCTCGCCCGGTAAGGTGGCGTGAAGCGATTTCTTCAGATCGCCGGTAACTTCGGGGGCGAGCGCCTTCATGCGATCCACAAGCTCATTGCCGGACTTGATTAGGGCGGGCTTCACGGCGTCCCGAACCTCTTTCGGGATGGCTTCGAGGCGCTTTAAGAGCCGGTCTAGGGCGGCGGACATTAGAAGCTCCACGCGCGATAGGGCGTCAAAAGATCGAACAAGCCGAACGGCAATTCGCGCCCGGTGATTCCGATAAGCGTCGCTTCACGGTTCTCATAAAGATGCGCGGCGAGCTGGCGCACGGCTTCGAGCAAGGACGCGGGCGGCGTTGTTCCCATTGGGCCGCCGGTAAACGTCTCGACAAAATCCGTTGCTGTGTCGAGCTTGCCTTGAAGCAAGTAGTCGTCATCGTTGCCGACGATGTTGAGGTGCGTTTTTAGGTCGTCGAGAGTGATCGTCATTTCATGAATTCCATTAGTCTAGCAGTTTAGTAAACTGCTAGAATGTCTATTTCGAGCAAATCTTGAGCAAGGGGCCCTCGCCGGCCCCCAAGGCGTTTACCGAAGTTTCGAGACACCCCCGGCCCCTATGCAATGCCTCGCCAGTCATCAGATATGGTGCCTGCATCGCTGCGGTTGACGCGGGCGCTGCGGTGACGGCGCTGCATGGCGATGGCTTACCAGCGCGCTGCGCTGGCGTTGTGAGCGTCTTCTCAAGAGACCAGCCTTTGCTTATCCTTTGATGCAAAGCGTTCACGTTCATACCTAGGTGTTCGGCCCATTGTTTCATCGTGAGGGACTCGCCGCCGCATGTGTAAAGCGGCGCGCTTGACGTTGCAGCACGCCTTGCAACTCTTCGAGCGCGATGGTTCTTAATCGCGAAGGATTGAAAGTGCTGGATGCGCTCGCTTTCGGCGTCTTCAACGCTCGTTGACAACACACGCTCTATAGACCAGCCTTTACTTAAACGAGCACGGATAGTTGACGCGCAAACACCAATGATTAAAGACCATTCTTTTAAGGTGAGATTCTTGCCGTCATATTCGTAACGCTTTTCTAGGTTGCCTTTTTCGATCGATAGAGCTTGCTCGGTAGATTGACCGATCCTCAATCGATAATTAATTGCACTCGCCGCGATACCGAGGCGGCGCGACCATTCGGCGACATTCAACGTTTCGCCGTTGTGCGTTAGAAAGCGAGGCTTTCTGCTGCGATTAAATGAAACACCGGCGATGGCGTTTTCGATCTTGCGTTTTGCTTCGATACGAACGCACTCATGATCCATTCCGGCGAGGCTGCAAACGTCTCTGAAATCCTTGCCGGCTTTCAAAAACCAATCGCGCGCATTTTGCCGATCACGGGGCTTTGTTTGCTTTAGATCGGACGTGGCGTCGTCGAGCGCTTGCAAGATGACCGCGCAAAACATACGCTGATCGCCTTGGTTTTGGGTTGTGGCGATTTGCTGAATCATTGGCTTATTCTGTAATTGATCGCGCCGGAGACATAAGAGGAGCAACGAAAGCGATATTGGTTGCCATATTCGCCATCCTGAAAAGTATCAGAAATAGGCACGCTATAGGAATATGCCGGGCCGACTCTCAACGGGAGCCAAGTAGTTCCGCCATCGAAAGAACGCTCTAAAACAACCGTCGCGGCGAATGTTCCCCATAGAAAAATATTAAACGAGCGCATGGCTCGCGGAATTAGAGTTAGGCTTGTTCCGAGACCGTTGAACGTTCCGGTTACTGGCGTGATACCAGACGCGCCGGAGCCGATAACCGAGGTAGCTTCAGAATACGTTCCGTCGCCGT